AAAATGGCTATTAAGGGAATAGTTTAGTAGGGTACTCGAAACACTATTATTGCCACAGAAAGGTTACTTATGAAAAGAGTAGGAAACATCTATCACAAAATATACGAAAAAGATAACATACGCCAAGCTATCATGTCAGCAAGTCAAGGCAAAAGGCATAAGCGTGGAGTCATAAAAGTTTTTGAAAACTTAGACAAGGCTATCGGCCTTATACATGACATCCTTAAAAATAAAACGTATATCCCTAATCCATATTGGGAATCAGTCCTAATAGACGGAGCGAGTAAGAAAGAGCGAATTATTTATAAACCTAAGTTCTTTCCTGATCAAGTGATTCATTGGTGTTTAATGAACATCATCAAACCTCAAGTTGTACGCGGTATGTACAAATGGAATTGTGCTTCGATTCCAAGTCGTGGCACGCTATACGCAAAGAAGGCCACAGAGAAATGGATACGCACAGACCACGCAAACACGCGATACGCTCTTAAGATTGATATTAAGAAGTATTATCCAAACATCAACAAAGAAACGTTAAAATCGAAATTTAGAAGGGTTATTAAAGACCCAGATATATTGTGGTTATTAGATATCATTATTGATAGTCATCATATGGGGATACCTATTGGCAACTACACATCGCAATGGTTTGCAAATTTCTATTTACAGGATTTAGATCACTACATTAAACAAACTTTAGGAGCAACCTATTACGTAAGATATATGGATGATATGGTTATATTTAGCAGCAATAAAAAGAAGCTACGAAAGGATAAAATCTTAATCGAAGCATTCTTAAAGAATGAAAGTTTAACAATCAAAGAGAATTGGCAGGTGTTCAATATAGACAAACGTCCGCTCGACTTCGTTGGATATGTATTCAATCGCGATAAGACGTATGTCCGTAAAAGGATAACAGCAAGAATGCGTAAAAGGTATTTAAGGTTTGAAAAACAACCAACAAAACATTTAGCGTGCAGCATGATGAGTTATCTCGGGTGGCTCATGCACTCGGATTCGTACATTCTATATAAAAAGTATTTCAAAAATATAAAACTTATGAAGGAGTTTATCAGACATGGAAATTAGAAAGATTAAACAAGAATCAACCCAAGTGCCAGACGACACGGCAATCAGACATCTAAGTGGGACAATCTACGAACTGATTGGAAATGAAAACGTCACACCGAAACAAAAGGTATTAGACGGCGAAGAAGTCACAGTTTACGAATCAGATTTAACGCACATCACAACTTCAATCACAATACGTGATGAGATGATCTCGGCATTGATTAGACTACGTTACACACAAGACGCCGAATTCGCACTAATCAACAAAGGTATTCAGAATTCAGAAGATGTCGAATACCGAGCGTATAGATCATATGTAGACCTATGCAAAGAACAATCTAATACATATTACGGCAATTAGCCAAAATATGGAGTTGGACAAAACCATATCTAACATGGAAGATGTTTCCAATCGTCCTTAGTATATGGGTCTTAACCAATGGTATATGGTATGTATTGGCATTCATGAACTTAGGGTGGATTTCATGGGTTGCAAGGGGATATCTAGCGTTCTTATATATGCCGTTCACACCGGAGAAAATTATCATTGTGATATTTGCGCCAATTATATACAGAATCATATACAGAGAAGACTTTAAAAAGGAGAATAAAAATGACACAATCCAAAACAAGAGCGAAGCCAGGAGATGTCCTGATTAAAACGGGACCAGGCACCGAAGACTTTGCATACATACCGCTGAAGGAAGTCGTCATAGACGGACTGCCATTATCAGAAATATTAAAGAATAAAGACGAAGCAATCGTAGCAGTAAAAAAAGAGTGCAGCGATCAGATCAAGAAGGTCCAGGACGATCAGAGCGCGACACTTAAAAGAGTAGAAGAACTAATCCTTCAGATAAACCAGGAAAAGGAGAAGGTCGCAGCAGTGGAACAATCACTTAAAGAACTAGCGACTTACCAAGTAGAATGAGAGCGATTATAAGATTTTTAGGATACGTATCATTATTTATCTTCATAGTAGCAGTGGTTCTTGTGACCGGACATTTTATGGATCTATGGGACGCAACACAACTATGGGGAACCGTAGAAGAAAAAGCAGCACCGATACTTGGAATCATCGGAGTGGGTGTAGGCGGTGGAGTCACAGGAAAGATTGTCCAGGTCGTCCTAGCAAACTTCAAGAACGACTACTTAACACAAATTGACGTTCTAAGAAGTCAGAGTGCGTCTTTCGAACAAAAGGTCGACGCGGCCAACGAAGTGACCAACGCTGCAGTAGAAGCAATCTATCAAGTGTACAATATGAATAAGCAGACACTTGAATATCAGCGAATCACAGTGCTCAAGAACCTAGCGAGTCCACTCTTCCCAGAAGAACTAAAGGATGAATGGCGCCAATGGCTAAATGACACAGATCAAATGATAGCCGGGTTCAACCAGGTAAAAGAGAAGATCATTATTAAGATACGCGAGATCGCACCAGTGGTCAGAGATGTAGTGAGTAAGGCAAGGGATAGACTATGATGACATTCAGAGAGAAACTGATCCTATTCATTATACGAACGGTCGGTGTCTTCTCGCTTCTAGGCGGAGTGATATTCGTCCTGGTCGACAAGTTCTACCTGAAGCAGAACCTAAAAACATCGATAGGCTTCACGGCAATAGTCATCATCCTGGTAACAGTAGTTATCATTAAGAAGATATTAACCAAGAAGAATGAGCGTAAGCAAATAGCCAAAGAAACAACAAAAGCGTTCGGCGTATCTGTGAAAAACCAGAATGTAGTCGCCATGCGCATTCTAGACTACTTCTTAACCGCTTACCCAATCATAGTGGCAATAATACTCCTATACGTCGCCAAATCGTTTACAGGCGAAATTATCAACGCCCTATGGCTTGTCTTAATATTCACATCCGGTGGATATGTTATGTTCGCAGTAGGGGACGCAATGGAACAAGGGTATATCAAAACCCATGAACTGCAGGCAATCGAACAAGCAAGAAATAACCAGACAACAGATATCATCAATAGACTGAGAAGTGAAGGTGTGATTGTCCAATGACAAAACTAACCAACAAAACATCGTTTGCAGATGTTGTGACCAACGAGAATATACTAACCCATATCACATTATTTTTGATAGTGTTCTTGCTGGGACTCGCAGACTTTGCGGACATGTCCAACGTCAAGTTATCCTGGGACAAACTAGAAAATTTCAACTTCTGGAAGACGCTAACCGTCAGACTAGTAGCAACGACGGTGGTCCGACAACTATACATGACATATGGAGTCAGGAAACGAAAAGAAGATTCCGAATCCTATCTGTCAGAAATAGATCAGATCCAGGAAGGCAGACTAGAAATAGAAAAGAATAAATGGCTTGATCACTTCAAGTTCTACGTAGAAGAAGAAGTAGACCTATACGAGAAACTAGACGACTACGAAGAAATGATAACTGCAGAGATATCCAGACTCCAGAAACCAATGTACAAATGGTGGAAGAAGAAGGAAACCAAGTTCGATCATATCACTGAATTATCAAAAGACCGAGTCATGCTGCGAGAGTACAGAACCGAACTGTTGCGTGGATCCATTAAACCAAACGACAAAGTAGAAAAGATAAAGTTCGATCCAAACAGCATAAGCATATCAGGACGCAACAAAATAACGCCGGACATCATCTTCGACGGACTTCGAACAGAAGGTATAGGCAACAGGGTAGGAGCCGGCTACGACGAAACCAGGGACATTATAAAGAAGAATGCGTCTAGTGGAATCAAAGCAGTTATCCAAACAGTATTCATAACAGTGGCATTCGACGGCATGTTCCTAACCACAGGAGATCTATCAAATAAACTCATGAACCTGGGCGCAACAATATTCCTTATCTTGCTATCACTGACAACATCCATTATAGGCAGCGGCGCAGTATACAAAAAGTCATTCTCAAGTGCAAGCACCAGAAATAGATACATAAAAGCATTCCTGGGAAGACCAATAAAAGAGAAGCCAAAGGAAGTAGTCCAAGTGGAGAAGGCCACCGAACCTATAGAGAAGCCGGTGGATAACATAGCAAAAGAAAACGTTCAGACCAAACCACAGATACCTGCAGCAGATCAAGAAGCACAACCCGTCCAGAAAAAAATGGAAGTTATTGCATTATAAATTATATATCAACTACATTAAGCGCCTTCGGGTGCTTTTCTTTATAATTAAAGGCACAAAGTGCAACAAAGTAGTAGACAATGTGAAACCATTAGTATATAATAAGGGTACAAATCGAGAAAGGGAGTAACAAAAATGAAAGTATATGTAGATGATTTAGGCGCAGTTGTGTTCAGTGATAATATGTACACTACAACGTATTATGGAGATGAATGTTGGTTAGACCCAGAAGATGACAACAAGACATGTCATATAGAAGTTGATCCAAACGATTGGGAAGTGTTCATAGCCTGGTGCAAACAAGAAGGACTAGAACCAAGAAAAGCAGACAGCGTCAGACAGTACATGAAGTTGGTGGACGCATGATAACATACACAATAAAACATCCAAAGACGGGCAAGGTCCATGACCAGGTCACAGTAGGCAGTATACAGGAAGTCAACCAGGTGCTCATGTACCAAGCGTTAGGCTGGAAGGTGGTGAGAAACAAATGATCAGAGAAAAAATGAGAGAACAAGGTATGTCGGTAGTAGCACTCGCAAAGAAACTACACCTACACCGAAACGCGGTCCACCGTAAAATCAACGGAAGTCGAAAGTGGACATACGATGAGATTCTGACAGTGTCTAAACTGCTTGGAATACCAAGAAAAGAACTGGTAGCCAGCCTACCACAAACCAAGAAGGTGCAGATCAATGAAGATAACGGAGAATAAACTCACAACAACAGAGTGGCGGATATACAACTACCTAACCACCTGGTGCCTGGGAGAAGCCAGTGCAGTACGCATGGACTACCTAGCAGAGCAATTCGGCATATCCGCACGAGAAGTCCGCGAAGCAATAAAGAATATCACAGTAAAAAAAACAGGCTACACGATGATAGCAGCGGGAGCCACAGGCTACTACATACCCAAGAAGGATGAAATAGTCAAAGCAAACGCAATGCTAAAGGCTCGAGTGGAATCAGCAATCGAACGACTCATAGCAAACGATCCCACAAGCACAAATTGGCTGTACACGCTTATTACGGAATTAAAAGAGAAACACCCAGGGCCACCACAAGGCCAGATACAAGCGGAAATTAACGGCAAAAGAAGGGACGTGAACTACACCGCAGAGAGATACGAGAACGATCAAAAACACACACCGAAGGACCTGTTCGACGTATGAAAGTAAGCGAAATGAGCAGTGAAGAACTACAGAAACTACATGAACAAGGCCGCCTGGCAAAATGTCCTGTATGCGGCAGATACGAAGAAACGCCAAACAAATGGCCATTCTACAATCAAGCACTATGCAAACAGTGCGGAAAGGAAATAAAATGGAACAAGCAAAAGAAGTAATGAAGAAGGTCGCACCAACAAAACCGGATGCACCTGCAGCGGATAACACCGCAAAAGCAAAGGAGCCTGACTATAGCGGATGGAACATATTCCAGAAGATGTCAGTGATCACAGAAGAAATAGAACGCGTAGGTAAGAACCTGAAGATAAAAGCCGGGGCCGAAAACTTCAAAGCAGTAGCAGAAGTAGACGTCCTGGACGCAGTCAAACCGACTGAACGCAAATACGGAGTGTACTCCTACCCAGTGGAACGAAACATCATCGAAGCAAAAGAGATCCATAAGACAACATATGAAGGCAAGCCAAAAATTGACTTCTTCATGAGATTAGAAACGACCTACAGATTCGTAAACGTACACAACCCAAAAGACTACATCGACATTAAAACGTACGGAGATGGCGTCGACTCCCAGGACAAAGCACCAGGAAAAGCGATGACATACGCTGACAAGTACGGACTACTCAAAGCATACAAAATCAGCACAGGCGACGATCCAGACCAAAAGGCAAGCGAAACATATGAAGCGTCATCAAAGACAACCCAGAAGCAAAACCCGAAGCCTACAACATATCCTAAGCCAACAGAAGCAACACAGGCAAATGATGAGCACATAGGCGAAGCAGTAGACATGGACGCAAGCAACCTGAATCTACTCAAAGCAAAGTTTAGCGGTACCGGCTTGACATTAAGAATGATCAACGAAAAAATAGAAGAAATCTTCGGAAGACAAATCGAAGTCGATAAACTGACACCAAAGCAATTCTCATTCCTAACAGACGGTATCAGATCAGATTTAAAAAAAGTGAAAACACAGCAAACAGAACCAACGCCATATGATTATATGGATAAAGAAAAGGAGAACTAAAACATGAACGAAATCGTACTAAAAGGACATCTCACAATAGGTGGAATCCAAGAACTAAAAGCACAGGTCGAAAACGATGTGCAGAAGTACTTAACCCTGGTTGTCACAACACCAGATGAAGCAAGCAAAGCACGCAACACTAGAAGCATGATCAACACCTTCAGAACTGCAGTAGACAACGAACGTAAGAGAATCAACAAAGACATCAAATCGGCAGTAGACGAAATCCTAGCAATCATCGACAAACCAATCGCACACCTAGATGAACAAATTAAGATCCAGGATGATAAAGAAGCAGCAGAAACAAAAGCAGAAATCGAAGCATACTTCATGAGCCTAGACAGCCTGGTAGAACTCGACAGATTATGGAATCCAAAATGGCTACTAAAGAGTAGTAGCATGAAGGCAGCAAAAGAAGAACTTAAGATAAAGGTCGATAAGATCAACGACGAGTTCAAACTCCTGGACCTATTCAATGTAGCAGACATCGAAGCCCTACGCAGAGAATACCTGAAGGTACTCGATGTAGCACAAGCCAAAGCAGCATATGAAGCGAAGCAACCGGTAGCACAAACATCAGATCCACTAGCGAAGCAACCAAGTGCAGATCAACCACATAACCCAGCGAATGCTTCATCGCCAGAAGCACCAGAACAACACAGCATAACCCTGAAGGCCGTCATGAGTACCAATGCACTGTATCGACTAGAAATGTGGATGACATTAATGCATGTCGCCTACACAATCGATAAAGAATGATAGTTGCTGAAAAAGCAAAGTACAGCGTGAACGATGAAGGCAATGTCGAAGTTACCTTCATCGTATCCGGGTACAATAACAAACGGATAGCCCAACGGCTAATAGCCAACCTGAAGGGGAAACAAATTGAGTTCAACGCAAAAGAACTTAAGAGCAAACGCAGCGTGGAACAAAACGATATGTTCTGGGCCCTGGTCGCAAAGATTAGCGATAAGGTCAACGGATCACACCGGGAAGAAGACATGATGAGAACCTATGGATACCTACTGAAGGAAGCAAACATCAAACGAGATTACGTCAGGATCCTAGAAGTAGCCAAGCACATCCTGGAAGACACGTTCAGAGCAGTAGTGGAAGTCCAAAACAGCAGACGCACAGAGCCAAACGGTTCCGAAACAGTAGGCTATTGGGTATATCATGGTAGTAGCACATTCAACGTCAAAGAGATGAACGAACTGATTGACCTAGCCCTGGACACATGTACAGATTTAGGAATTGACGACCAGGACATAGAAACCATCAGGAGAGATCATAAATGAGCAAACAGAGCAACGCAACCGATATCAGGCCAAAGGTCAGAGAAGCAGTAAAAGCACGTGATAATAACCGATGTATAGTCTGCGGCTTCCCATACGCAGTACAGGTGGCACACATATTCATTAACAGATCACACGGCGGGCTAGGGGTAGAAGAAAACCTGGCTCTGCTGTGCCTGGAGTGTCACATGAAACTAGATAATGGGAAGAAACGAGATAGCGAACCGATCAGAGCAGCAGCAGAAGAATACATGAAACGAAAGTACAAAATAGACTTATCCAAACTAAAGTATAGGAAGGAATAAATATGGTCAACATGTATAAAAACAACGACACAGTAATTGTTACCGACAAGCACGGCGACAAATACAATGTCAGAATCAGAGCAAACATTCCGTACAACCATGAGAAACCATTCATCCTAACGGAAGAAGAAACAAACACAGTGTTAAGAGCATTTAAGATCCTAGATGACAAAAGGTTCCCGGAGCAAGCAAAATGAGCAAAGACGAGATATTGAAAAAAGGGACTTACATTGACACAGGAACTGTGATAGTATTGACGTTAACCTATCCAGCAATGGCCCTGGTAGGATACAACAACTTCGGAGAAGGCGTATACGCACATTATGAAAAAACCCAACGCATATACGGCATGACAAAGAACGAATGCAAACAGCAGGCCAAAAACTATTTAGAAGGAGAAAAGTTATGAATCGCACAGTATTAATCGGACGCCTGACAAAGGATCCAGAATTAAAAGTAACGCAAAGCAACATACCCGTCGTATCATTCACGATAGCGGTAAACAGACCATTCACAGACCAATCAGGAGAGAAGCAAGCAGACTTCATCCAATGCGTCGTGTGGAGAAAACAAGCAGAGAACCTAGCACAGTACTGCAGCAAAGGCTCTCACATCGCACTAGAAGGTAGAATCCAAACCAGACAGTACGAAACTGACGACGGAATGAGATACGTGACAGAAATCGTATGTGACAACATTCAGTACCTTGATACTAAGAAGCAAGAAGCACCACAACAAGTGAACGACAACGAAGACTTCTACGAAACGAGCAAAGAACTCGCGGCTGAAGAAGACCTTCCATTCTAGGGGGTATGAGCAATGGCAGTAAGAAGAATGTTTAGCCAGCAGATCATAGACAGCGACGCCTTCCTAGATATGCCACTAACAGCACAGGCACTATACTTCCACTTAAGCATGAGAGCAGATGACGACGGGTTCATAAACAACCCGTCCAAAATCATGAGAGTGATAGGCGGTAACAAGAATGACTTGGACCTGCTGCTTGCGAAGAACTTCATCATCGGGTTCGAAACAGGAGTGGTAGTGATCAAACACTGGTTGATACACAACTACATCAGAAAAGACAGATACACACCGACACCATATCACGAAGAAAAAGCACAGTTAAGCGTAAAAGAGAATGACGCATACACACTTGGTCAACCATATGACAACCAAGTGACAACCAGTGGTCCACCCAGGTTAGGTAAGGATAGGTTAGGTAAGGTTAGTATAGGTAAGGAAACAATAGATACGCACACGCTTGATGAACCTATAGAAATAATTGAACCTAAAACCCAGAAGCATAAATACGGGGAGTTTAAAAACGTACTACTAACCACAGAAGAATACGATAAAATCCTAGAACAAGCAGGTAAGAAATACATCGAAGCATTATCAATGTATCTAGGATCCACAGGAAAACGATATAAGTCACACTACATGACAATCCTAAATTGGATGAGAAGGGACAAAGAAGTAAGTCCAACTAGCAATAGACGACAAGTATCAGAACCAGAGTGGCTAGAAGCATACATTGAAGAACTGACAAAAATGGAAGGTTAACCATGACGCTACTAGAACAAATGATTAACGATCAGAAAAAATTAGCCAAAGAGAAACACAGAGAATACATCGTAGCATGCCAGGACCTAAAAACCCTGGTCACGCTGCAGAAGGAAGTGGAAGATGTACATAATACAGTTCAAACGCAACAAAAAGACCTGGTACTACATCCGGACGAAGGAAGTCGAAGATAAGATCCGCGTCACAGCAAAGATCGAAGAAGCCACCAAGTTCGAATCAGCAATGGTAGCGGGACTCATCGCGAGCCAGAACAAAGGCCAAGTGATTAAAGATTATCCAATCACAACGATATGGGTGGATGAGAAGCCTAAAGACAAGCAGGACGACCAAATCAAACAGTACTACCAGAATAAGCAAAAAGAACGCCCAGAACGCATATACGTCGATGTGGCAAAAATAATAGGTAGAGACAATGCCAAAAAATAAAAAGGACGTATGCCCTACCTGCAAATGCAGCGAAACAGTCACTCACACGTTCAGACACGACCAGGGCTTCCTAGAAGAAACCTGGACAGAGTGCAAACAGTGCAAAAGATTAAAACACCACTGGTCCTATGGCTGCTTATACGTAGACAATTGGAAGGACGATATAGAAATCATTCCAGCAATCATAGAAGCAGTGAAAAAGTATGTTCCAGAAAACATCATTGTGCCTAGAATCAAAAAAGAATTGACAAAAGAATAAACCCAGTGGTAGAATAGAGATATCAAGAAACACCAATCCCCCCCGGTGCGACCTGGTATCCTTTCTAAAACTGTTTGCATGGTAATAGGGGAATAAAAAAAAGACATCTCTTTCAGGTGTCTTTTTCATACGTTGACATAGGTAGTCAAAACGAGTATAATTAAGACAACTACACGAAAGTGGAAGAATAAAACATAGGAAGGACGAGTGACTATGGCTCGAGAAATGAAACGCTTACTATCAAGCGAAATGGTAGGTAAAGGCCACCCGGATAAAATGTGTGACGCGATCGGGGACGCTATATTGACAGCGGCACTAAAGCAGGACCAGGACAGTAGAGTAGCGATTGAAACAACCGGCGGAAAAGGCAAGGTATTTATAACCGGGGAGATCACAACAAACGCTCGACTGAACTACAAGAAGATAGCAAAGGAAACCCTGAAGCAATGTGGGTATCCAAACTATTACAAAACGAAATTCATAATCAACCTGGGAAAACAAAGTAACGACATCGCCCAGGGAGTCAACCAAAATGAATTAGCAGCAGGCGACCAGGGAATCATGTATGGATACGCTACAGACGAAACACCCAACTACATGCCGCTAGAACATTATTGGGCCACAGCCATAGCGTTGTATATAGACGCAGGAGTAGTGGGAATAGCATTTGGGAGTGACTTCAAAACCCAAGTGACAATGGAAGGCAAGAAGATCCAAAGTATGTTGATATCAATTCAACACGATGAACTACTTACCATTGAAGAAGTAAGAGAACAAATCCTACAAGCGGTCAGAGTGTTCAGAAAAGACTACGACATCAAGGAGCACTTCAGAGTGCTGATCAACCCAACAGGTAGATTCGTCAAAGGCTGGTTCGACGCTGACGCAGGAACAACCGGAAGAAAAATAGTCGTAGACGCATACGGATCCAGATCCAGAGTAGGCGGCGGTGCATTCAGTGGCAAAGACTATACCAAAGTCGACAGATCAGCAGCATACATGGCCAGATACGTCGCAAAGAACCTTGTAGCCAACAATTACGCAAAGCGGCTAGAGATACAGGTAGCATACGCAATAGGCGTCCATGAGCCAGTGTCAATCGCAGTGGAAGCGTTCGGAACAAACAAAGTTCCAATGGCAGACATCTACAAAGCAATAGAAAACAATTTCTCCTTCAGAGTAAACGACATTATCAACACATTAAACCTGAAGGAAGTCGATTATACTAAATACTCGGCGTACGGGCACTTCGGTAGAGAAGACGCACCCTGGGAACGGATCGTGAAATTATGAAGATAATCACAATGCCTATCAACCAGGTCATACCCTACGAGAACAACCCGAAATCACACCCACGCCACCAGATAGAACAAATCAAAAGAAGCATACTACAATTCGGGTTCAACGATCCGATAGCAATAGACGAAAAGAATATCATCATCGAAGGGCACGGAAGACTCCAAGCCCTTTTAGAATTGAATTACACAGAGATCGAGTGTATCAAACTAGACCACCTGACAGAAGGACAGAAGAAGGCGTACATCATCGCACATAACAAACTGACGATGAATAGCGATTTCAATTTCGACACCCTGAAGGAAGAACTAGAAGCAATCAGAGCCCTGGACATAGATCCAACCGTCACAGGCTTCGAACTAGACGAACTCGATCAGATCATGGGAATCAATGACCTAGACAACGTAGAAGAAGACAACTACGAGCCGGTACTCCCGGAAGAACCATACACAGAACCAGGGGACCTATGGATCCTGGGCAAACATAGACTCATGTGTGGCAGCAGCACAGACACAGGCAACGTGTCAGACCTTATGGACGGACAACAGGCAGACACAGGCAACGTGTCAGACCTTATGGACGGACAACAGGCAGACATGATACTTACCGATCCGCCATACAACGTCAACTACGAAGGATCAACAGGAATGAAGATCCAAAACGACCACTTTGCAGACAGTAACTTGTTTTATGACTTTCTATACGCATTCTACAAGGCCGCAGCAGACCACGCAAAACCAGGTGCACCAATGTATGTATTTCATGGGGACACAGAGAGAGCCAACTTCCAAATAGCAATGCAGCGAGCAGGCTTCGACCTGAAGCAATGCCTAATCTGGGTAAAGAACGCACTAGTCATGGGACGCCAAGATTACCAATGGCGACATGAACCTATACTATACGGCTGGAAAAAAGGTGGAGCACACAAATGGTATGGTGGGAGAAACCAGGACACCGTCATTGATGACAAAACCAGATACCAGATCAGCAGCATGAAAAAGCAAGAACTTGTAGACCTGGTCAAGCAACTACTCCAGGATGATCAACTACCAAACACAGTCATATACGAAGACAAGCCAATATCAAACGACATACACCCAACGATGAAGCCAATCAAGTTACTCGCTAGACTGATAGCGAACTCAAGCAAAAGCACAGACCTTATCTACGACGCGTTCGGTGGAAGCGGATCAACACTCATTGCAGCAGAGCAACTACAGAGAAGAAGCCACATCATGGAACTAGATCCAAAGTATTGCGACGCAGTAGTGAATAGGTTTTTCAAGTATAATCACAGCAAAGGGTACACACAAGTCATTCAATTGGTACGCAAAGGCACAGTTTACGACATAACGGAAACCAACGTATTGGAGAGTGATCGATAATGGGAAGACCAAAGAAGAACATCGACTACAACCTATGCGAGAGCCTAGCAAAGATACAATGTACCCAGGAAGAGATTGCAGAGATTACAGGAGTAAGCACGCGGACGTTGCAGCGGGACAAAGAGTTTTGTCGTGTCTATAAAAAAGGACTTGACGCAGGAAGAATGTCGATCCGACGCCTGCAGTACAAATCGGCAGAGAACGGCAACGTCACAATGCTGATATGGCTGGGGAAACAATACCTGGGCCAAAGCGATAAAATCCTGATGGAAGACGGCACCGAAGAACATGCAGACGAGATGAAGGAACTTGGAACTAAATAACAACGTCGTCAAAACGATAAAAGGTCGGATCCATTTATCATCAAAAATGTGGGACGTCATTCAGGATACGAGTAGATACATCCACCTAGAAGGAGTGACCGGGTCCGGGAAGACAATAGCAGCGGGCCTGTGGTTCATCAAGCAGATCCACAACAGCCCAAAAGAGCATAGACAGTTCATGTTGGTTGGATCCAGCACACCAACCCTGGAGAAGGCGTTCATCGACAATCCGTTATCGTTTTACAATACATACAAGTATCAACGAACGAGAAACGGGCGAACGGTCCAGGTCATGACATACAAAAAACAAGGCCAGGGCGGCTCCAGAATCGAGTACCAGACGAAGAATGGTAAGAAGATCATATATCTAGCCGGCTTTGATAACAAGGCACGATACAAAGCAATTCTAGGACTAACACTATATGGCATGATGTTGGACGAAGTACACACAGCACATGACGAGTTCATCCGAGAAGCGTATACACGACTAGCCCGCGACGGTGGCTTCAAAATTAGCACCAGCAACGCAGGACTACCAGATCAGATACTATACAAGGACTATGAGAACAAAGGACGCCCAAGCGAGAAATGGGCCCATGACGTACCACCAGAAACATGGAAGGAACTCCTGGAAACACCAGCAGATCCACGATTCCGCTTCTATTGGTTCGGGTTCACAGATAGCCCGGTCATGTCAGACGATCAGATAGCAGAACTCTACAGCATACATCCGGTAGGCTCGTTTGAATACAACTCGAAGATCATAGCGATACGCGGATATGTCGAAGGCTTGCTATATGCACGACTCATCAACGACAACTTCGTGACCAAAGACTACAGCAGGGGAACAACAGTTCGTTGGGGGAATATCAACCATTACGCATTCCAGACACTCGCGTTCGGCATAGACATCGGGAGCAACACCGGCGATGACGCCAGCACATCAAAGACCGTATTCATCCTAGAAGGCATGAGCAGGGACGGCCAAAGACTCATCACACTAGACGCTGCAGAAGCAAAAGGCGACTTTGATTACAACGACATGGTGCAGCAGTTCAATGAGTTTATGCTTCCGTACTACTCGCTATACCAACAGAAGATAATCGGGGTGTTTGTGGAATCAGCAGATCCACTGTTCATCAGAACGTTAAGAAACAACATCATCAAGAACATACCTGTAGCACCGTCGATCAAGTACCCGATCAAGGAGAGAGTCACAATCAAGCAACAACTCCTGAACCAGGGACGCTGGTACTTCTCAGACAAGCCAGGAGCACAGAAGGCCAAGCGTATGCTAACCAAAATTAAAACAGACGGCAAAGGCGGTCACATGGATGACGGCACAGAAGAAATCGACTACAGCGACGGCATGGACTATGGCATGGCACCAATGGTACCAATACTGAAGAACTTCCGCCTGCAGCGTATACCAAGAAATACAGCATAACTAGAAACTCGAACCCGTATGACGAAAAAACGCACATCTAGAATCTGTGACGCGTCAAACGGGTTTTTGCACATTCTAGATACTCGAACGCCTAGAAACGAAATAAAGCCTGTAAGTGTTTACAAACTGCCCGAAAAGAAGTATAATGAAATAAAAACAGGGACAAAGGAGCGATGAACGCATGGAAAAAGGGGTAGAAATAACCAAGTACATCCACTCAATAGAAAAGGATCCAAACACATACCTAGAACGGAACCTGGTCCCAGAGCGATACGAACGCCTGAAAAACTTCATAGCAGCACACGGACTGACGGGCAAAGAGAAGCGCCTGGACGTGTACATCGGACATAGAACGGAAACTAAAGAACCACTGTATGAGATAAGCCTGGAGTTTGAAGGATACACGGAAGCGTTGAAGATCCAAGTCAGCCCAGAAGAAATGAAAGGAAACGACGCATGAAATATCAACCAGGGTTATTCCTAAACGAAAAGTACTTCCTAAACGATAAGACCTTCAGCCGCGAACTGACAGAGAACGAACGTTGGTACCAGGGAGCAGAAGACAGACTCGAATACTTCTTCAAGCACGAATACAACACATTCGAGCGTGGTGGTTTTAAGAGTCCATACTCATTGATCGAGAATCAAACGAAGTTCTGGAGAAACGTGTCCGGGGACATTCCAAGAATACATAGCGGACTGCCAGCGCTCGCAACAGCCGGCATGGTTGCTCTTATAACAGGCCCAGGCATGGAGTACACAGTAAACGAAGGGGAAGAAGGAGAAGACGAAGCAGACAACGAAATCGACAAAGAGCGTCTGGACGAAATACTTAACGACAACGACTTCGACTCACTGCATGAGCATGCGACAGCCACAGCGTCATGGGCTGGATACACAGCATTCAAAATCAGCCACGATGAAGAATTGTCAGAATACCCGATCCTAGAAGTAGTCAACCCGAAGAATATTGAAATAGAAAAGAAGCGGAATAGACTAACGAAAGTTATCTTCAAAAGCCGCCAGAACATAGAAGACGATTACAAAACGGTCCTGGAAGTCCACGAGATATACACCAGGGTAGGTAAAAAAGTAACCGTCGAATACAAAGCATACAAATACGAAGAAAACAAAGAACCAGTGGAAGCAGCACTCCCAGAAGAATACAAAGAACTAGACACACCGGTCCTGGACTTCTTCCCATGCGTCATCGTGAACAACACAGCGCGCAACTCACGCTTCCCAGGATGTCCGTTCGGCCAGAGTGACTACACATCCAGCCAGGGACTGTTCCACATGCTAGATGACCTAATAAGCCAGAGCGAACTCGAAGTAGCAAACGCCCAGGCGATGAAGTTTGTTAACGAGAAACTGATTGCTAAAGACGAAAACGGCAAAGCGCAGAAGTTCGACAAGAACCAAACAACCCAAGAAGTGTCAAGCCGCGATATGGAAGACGCAGCATTCGACCTGAAGAAGTTCGTAAGCATTCTTCAATCGGACATCAGAGTCGAGAAGTATGAGAAGACGATCAAAGAAACATACGCCAGAGCACTCACAAACATGGGCATGTCGCCAATCACAGTAGGGCTCCCAGGGTTCGAAGCGGTCAACTCATCAGACAAGTCACAAAGAGAACGCGAGAAGGCGTCACTCCGTACTCGTAAGAAGAAACTCCGCTTAAGAAGACAAGAACTAAAAGAACTGTTCGAGAAATTACTTAAGTACCAGGACTACATGGCCGGCAAACAATCAGGAGAATACAAAGTCAATGTATCGTTCAATGATTACGCAGTACCAACGCTAGACGACATGATCGAAACAATCGTGAAGGCAGTACAAGGCAGAGTGATGCCAATCGAAGAAGCAGTAGAGAAACTATACCCAGATAAGAGCGACGATGACAAAGCAGAACTCGTCCTGCGCATAAAGATCGAACATGGCATTCCCATAGTGCAAGGAGAACTAGACAATGTACAGACTCCAGGACAAGAACCGCAAGTATAAGAGATTCAATCACACACCTGCAGAGAAGCAGTACCTGGACAACCGGGGACTCCGTGCAGTTCAATCAAGCAACGTAAGCGCTGTAGGTAGAGTGAACGATGACCTGATCATACGATTCCATAATGGATCCGTCTACAGATACCCGGACAATGGACACCTGCTAGACGACATGTTAGCAAGCAGCAGCAAAGGAAAGTTTGTGTGGGACAGATTACGCGGCAGACGAAAAGGACGCCACATGGTCCCGTATGATAAGCCAGGCGGGCTAGGTAAGATACCACTACCAGATGACATCGATGTGACAGATGAAGAAATATTTGCAGAGTTAGACAGAAGATACGTAAGCGACATAACAGAGCACCTAACGGCAGCAGTCACACAAGCAGTAGTCTTCAGTGCGAAACTAGGAATGATGATGAATAAAATTGACATTGGCGGAGTAGTCATTTATCAGCCATTGACATAGGGGACACCGCCCAAACGGTGGAATACAACAAAGGAGAAATAAAATGAGCGCAGATCCAACAAAAGTAGTAGAGCCAACGGTTGAGCCTACACAACCTACAGCAGATCCAAAACCTGTAGTAGATCCAAAACCGGTAGATAAGACATTCACACAGGATGAAGTAAACAAAATCGTGGTGGCACGCGTAGAGAGAGAACGAGAAACACTTGCGAAGATATTCGGTCTAGACACCTTTAACAAGGACGCCCTGGACACAATCGCAAAAGAGTACCCAACACTCAAAACCGCAACGGAAGCCCAGGTAACGAAGGAAGCAGAACTCAATTCAGAGTTAAGCAAACGTGACAAAATCATTCTAGGGTATGAAAACGGAATCAATAAAGATAAAATTGATGAAGCAATTACTCTAGCAGAAATGCGAATCGCGAAGGACAGTACGCTGGACCTACCAAAAGCAATCGCACTTGTCGTCACTGAATATCCAACGCTAGCGGGTCCAAAAGGTAAGGCCGGAATCTTACCAGGCGATAACACCACACCGCCTGTCAACCCATACATTACGCCAGCAATGCTGAAGAAGTATCCGCACCTGGCGAAACAAGCCAAAAAATAAAAGGAGATAGACAATCATGGCAATCAATGCAAATGCAACAGCAATTACAGCAAATCTGAATGCAGACGATCTCGCGTTAAATTATATTTACCCGACGCTTGAAAACGTATCAGTACTTATCCCAGGCGTCACGATCAACCCAGACGTGAGCGTAGAAGTAGGAGCGGCTTCCGCATTCTACTACAAGAATGATGATCCAGTGGTTACTGAAGGCGCAGCAGGCCGTCAATTAAGCACTAACGCGGCAGGCAACTACCGTAAAGACATTCTATTAAACAGATCCCTTCAAGTAGACGAATTGATTCCTAGTGCAGCAGCACATGCAATCGGCGTCGACATCATAGGAGATGTATTAGTCAAGGCAGCAATCAAGGCTGCAAATGCATGGGGTAAATTAGGACTCATTAAAATCCTAAACGAAGCAACTGCTCAAACAGGTACTGCGTCTACCAAGTCAACAATCTACGGAAACATCATCGACACGATTGCTGCACTTGATACAGCAAACCCAGAGAGAGCACAAGGCGCTAACTACATCATAGTCACACCAACGACTTTAGCATTGCTCCGTAAGTCAGATGAGTTCGTAGGCAACACCGTAACGGGTGGAGTATTAATGGACGGTATCGTAGGTAACGTCGGCGGTCTAACAGTAGTTCTTTCTAAGCAATTACCAACGATCGTACATGGCGACTTATCGAACTACTCTGCATTAGCAGGTGTAGAATATATTGTCGGAGCATACGACGCATTTATTGCGCCAACAGGCTTCAAGAACTTTAGAACCATTGAATCAGAGCACTACTTTGGTGTGAAGATCCAAGCGGAAATCGTTTATGGCTTCGATGTAGCAGACGCAAATCGTTTGTTCTTCAGAGCAGCAACAGCGACTCCACAAGCGTAATTAACCTATGGCGATATATAAACATGTGAGCGGAGTCATAAAAGAAGTCCCTGACGAATCCCCGGCAGCGGGCGTATATGAAGGCTCTCCTTCGTGGAAGAAGATAACGCCAGAAGAAACAAATAACAGCAAGGGAATCTACGCTGACCTGTCGAAGGAAGACCTAACTAATCTAGCACGCCAACGCCTAATCGAAGTGAGCAAACATCACACGAAGGATGAAATCATAGAGCGCATAGAGTCCAGGGACGGCCAGACGCCAGAACTCGAAGTAGTATTCACTGATAACTTAATAATCGAATAACCGTCGGGTTGGGTTTAGGCCCAGCCCTTCAACATTATAAGGAGATAACGAATGAAGAAACTAATCATAGTCATTATGCTGCTAGCCGCATTCAGCCTGGTAGCATGTACCAGAGAAAATCAGCCGGACTACACAGCGCATATGGTCCAACTAGAAACACCAATCAAAAACACCAACGGCGTGTGGATGTCCCATGAGTACATTCTAAACGATAAAGAAACACTATACTTTGCGCCGGAATCATTCCAGGTAGGCGACCAGAAGTACGTCAATATTAACAAAGAAGGCTATTACCTTAAAAGTTCGAATTGGTACGGTATCTCGTCGTGGGACAAAGTCGACAACGAATACCTGCAGAAAGTATTTCCAGAAGGAGTGACACCCAATGATTAACCCAAAAGACCTAGACAAAAACATCAGCACATACGACTTTGATAACCACATCCCGGTGCCAAGTTTATCGTACTTCAAAAAAACAACAGGCGAAGACCTGCAACTAGCATTAGGCCTAGACGCAGCGAAAGCAAACGCTGTCATGTTTTCACATACAAAAGACGCCATGAACATACTTCTTGCAGCGAAACTGTCCGCAGATCGCAAAGTGATCGAATACCTGATAGCAACGAACCCAGACCATAGAATGGACTTTGTGAACTATGTTTGCGCATACGTCAAAAGCACATTAGTGACCGGCGATGAAGCACTCATGGAAACAGGAGAAACAAACGATCCAATTGACAGTCTGCCAAAGGTAGCACAAAACGCAATCAAAGGAACCAAACTCAACATCGAACGATACGCTGCTAGACTAAGACTAGACGTGGAGATCAACTACCGAAAGGGGTACTAGCACATGCCATACTACGGAAAAAGAGAGTTCCCAAAAAATGGTAAATGGAGAGAAGCCATCATCGCAACAGATGTGGACCAGATCAACAGAAACCAGGAGCCAGACCACTTCCCTGGTCAAGTCATATTCCCATACCGAAACATAGAAAAGAAACGCGGATACAGCGAACCTGTGGCCGGGCTTGAAGCACGCAAATATAGCGAGATCATCGAAACGTTCTGGAAGATCAATTTCAAAGAAGGAGATTCATTCATAAGCCAAGAAGGCACGCAATACGAAGTCATCGAAGCAGAAGAATACATCCCGAAGAAACATGAAAACGCAGTCAGATTATACCCAGGACTAAAAGACAGATACGCAATCAAAAAGGTATACCTAAAATGACACGTGAAGAACTCATAAGAGAATTAGAAATCTTAAGAGTACAAGCGATCACTATCTTTCAAGCACAAGCGCCATACCGCAAAGGGAATTTGATGAGAGCAATCAGAATAGAACCACTGACGGCCCAGGACGGGTTCAGAATCGTGCTTGACATATCCTACGCCGTGTACACAGAAGAAGAATGGTTAAGCCCTAGATGGCGTGGACGTAAAAACCCGAATGAAAAATGGTTCAAGAAGGCCTTTGAGTTCGTGATTCAATACATACAAAATAGAATGGGCATAACATTCGTGAAGGAGTAAAAAATGGAATATCTATCTAATCAGACTATAGCAAAGATTATCGAAGACAAACTAAACGACTACAGCGACCTGCTATTTAGTAACGAACTTATAACCGAAAAAATAAGAGTCAGGATAACTGACGACATCCAGACGTACAGCAAAAACACCAAATACGAAGGCTTGAAATACACGCCTGGCATATTCCAAATGGTCGCGCCAAGAATGCCGGAGCACTCATTCGCAGGCATGCTTGCAGAAGACTACGTCGTGACTTTCTATGGTGTGATTAGACAACGCGACGATATTCAAAAATTGATAAACTACTACGTGAGAGTCGAAAACGACGAGCGTATATTTACCCATAGCGGATGGACGATCACAAAAACGATCCAAAAGCCACGCTTCATAGAGTCCCAGGAATACAACGAAGGTAAGCCAGAGAAGTCTTTCGTGCTAACCATGAGTATCAATTGGCAATATGTACTAGGCGGAGTCACAGGACGAGATACACGCATAACGGTGGACGGTGTGATATGTGATCACTTCTCGGTATCGTATAGAAACGACAAATCGCTGCTTCCTAACATAGCATACGGCACAAACAACAACGACAAACTCGTGTCAGAACAAATGACAATCTACTTCCCGATACAAGAAGCCAACGCAAAGAATCAGGAACTCCTAGCAGAAGTCAGAAACATATCATTCAACAAAACACATGTGATAGCAGAGAAGATCGGCAACAATGAAGTCACAAGAACCCTGGTCACAAGAACCGGGACAATCGCATACAACAACACGAATGAGATTATAGGCTTCACAGTCTTGTTCCAAAAAGCATTGCCAAGAATACCAATCCTAATAGACGGAACCAATATATACGTTGGCGCATTCTCAATCGACATGGAAAAGGGAGTAGAAGTAGTCCCAGACGTAGCGGTAACGGGTGTATCAGTCAACGCAACACCGGTAAGAATAGGAAGATCCATTTCAATCACATTCATTTTGGACGGCAGCGCAAAAGTAAACGAACTCGCTGATGACGTTGCAGAAGACCAAATGATGAAAAAGAAATACACAATCCAACACAGCGTCGCAGGGAAAAACAGAACATACACCATGTTCATGCAGAAGGGCCACTACAGATTTACAGAGAACGCCGGCCTAACCCTGGAATGTATATTCGCCGGAGCAGCATAACATGGCAGATGTAAGATACATTGCAGAGTTCGTAATCACAGATAAGAAACTGTCCGCTTCAGAGAATAAAGCACTAAGCGAGATGATCGCTGAAGAAGAAACTAAAAAAGAACAAGGAAGCAACCCGATTCTAAAACAACAAACCGAGAAGGCTACAGATAAAACACTGTCGTCGTCAATCCAAAAAGGAGCAACGTTCGCAGTAGGTGCAGCAACCCTAGCAACAACCCTGGTCACAACAGCAATCACAACCAACTCGGAACTGCGCGGGGACTTCCACTCATCGCAGCAACTGAAGAACAACGTGGCCATAGGACAAGAAATAGGCGGCGTAGGAGCAACACTACTGTTCGGAGCGTCATTCGGTGGCCCTGCAGGTTTAGCAGCCGCAGGATCCGCAATAGCGGTGTCATACGCGATAAGAGCATTCAACTTGTCAATGGAAACGAAGAAATATATAGATCAGATCGAAAAAGATAAGTACCGCGCCCAGATAGAACAACGACGCCTGGTACGAGATATCAGTGGGGTACGTAGATGATTATAGAAATATGGATGAACGGAACCAGGTACGATATAACACAATATGTCAACCGGGAATCAATTAGCATATCACAAACAATAGACGCAACACTAGACAGTGGATCCTTCATGACAAACCCACTGAAGAAGCATGCAATCAGTCAGACGCTAGACTTGTCACGACCTTTCATACGTCTATCCAGAGTCCGAATCACAATGGATAAAGAAGTCTATGAGTTTGTCGTAGAAGAACCAAAGCGGGACAAGGTAGCATACTCAACAGATCCTGAAGAAGAACTATACGTCCACACAGTAAAGATAATCAGCCAAACGGCACTCCTACAACGCAGACCAATACCCGACATGACCGTGACACAAGGAGTCGGAGAACTTGGTCTTTTTACACGTTCAGCAGCAGAATTAAGACGGGTAGATATGGCAAACATACAAGCCAGACTCCCTGGTGGTTGGTTCGATGACCTATACATAAACGATGACTACAGAGATCCAGAGTTCACAACAAAGGCCCTTGAAGTCAACGGAACCGAAATAACAGTGCCATTCACGATATCAACACAATCATCAGATCCAAGCGTGATCAACAACCTGACGCTAGTCGAAGCAAACAGAGAATACGAAATCAACATGACAATGCAAGTGTGGAATATACAAAGATATAACCCAGTGCCAGAACAAAAAGATGAAGACGCAAGAATCAGAATAAGAGTGTATGTAGGTGGAGTATTGCAGCAGACGCACAGCATATTCGTTGCCGGTGGTACGACTAGATATACAGGATGGAGTATATTTGCAACAGCAAAAGACATCATACCAAACATCGTCAATATAAATAGAACGTTGAAGATTATACCAACCGTACCCAATCAAGCAATAGAAATAAAAGTCAGCACGACCGGGACAACATACTTTGCAGGACCTGTAGGTGTTTCAGGTGGGCCATACACTGCAGCAGATATCCTATGGTTAAAAAATGCAGAAATAAGCGTTGCTTCTAGAGATACAGAAATAACAGAGAAGATATACCTAGACCAGGTCGTCGATAAAATACTATCAATTGGCAAAGTAGGAAAAGAACCAGAGTTCGTACAAGGTCAAAACACCAGAGCGCGACTCATGCAAATTGTATCTCCAGACTATATGTGGAACAACTTTTATATGTGGGACGCATTGCAAGAAATAGCCGGATATGTAGGTGCACTCATTACAATGAATCAAAGAGCGGAAACCACACAATGGCAACCAGCCACTGAAGGAGAGTTCGCAGGCGCACTAAACGTCATAGAAATAAACGCCGGGCCGGAATCATTCATGAACTATCTTAATTGGTTTTATGCAAACCAACCGGTCGGACTGTTCGCCAGAAGATACACACCAGAACTATTCGATTTCGTGGTAGGTACATTTGACGAATGGAATGAAGGAAAAACATTTGTATGGAACGAAACAACAGAAGCGCTGGCTCCAACTCCATACACATACGACGCGAATTATGCTGCAGAACTTCCGCCACCGACCGCATTGTTTCAAGGAGCAAGAATAACAGTGAGAGATTGGTTAGTGGCAGCAGCACATACCGGGGACTTTGGATACATTAAAGCCAGAGTGTATGATCTACCTACTATAGAATCAAACGGCAAAAAAGCAATTATAACAGGATACAATATGATTGCTTCAGATTACAGCGAATGGATCGCAGCATTCTCATGGCCCTGGTTTTCAGAAGCCAACCTAGCAGGACCATATGATTATGAAATAACAAATGTAAATCAATTAACAGTTCAAACACAAGCTAATAGAAAAGCGAGATTAACACAATTAGCGTGGCAAAGTAAAACATATCACTTGGCGCAAAATGGGTTTATATTCTCGAAGTATGAAGATCTACCATTTACCCAAACAACCCAGATTAAAGCAGTAGTCACAGGGTACAATCTAGTGGCTTCAGATTACAGCGAATGGTTAACAGGCTTTGAAGTAAGATGGATCCAAAAAACGTCGCTATCATCGCCATACACATACGATGAATATAGTTATGCAGCGTTACCACAACCACCGGCAAATGTGAACTTAAGAGCCAGAGTCAGAGTAATGAATTGGACTAACAATGGATATGTCAACTCTCCAAGCCCACACAACCCAGCGCTAGGGTTTATTCAATCAAGCCTGGGTGCAATGCCTTTCACAACAACAGTGGGGACAAAAGCACTGGTAGTTAAATATAATTTAGTGACAGCGACATCAGGAGAATATGCAGCGTCAAATTATAAACTACCTGTGACGACTCCAGAATTACCGAATTATAACGATGTCTGGTATGCGATGATGAATCAACATACACAATATTTTAATGATTTAGGACAATCATATTATGCCGGAGTAGTGATCAGAACAGACGACGGACTAGGCAACACGTATTGGAAACTAGAACCAGCAGGACAGGATGACGCCAATCAAGGGTACACATTAGGTAGCATAACCACAACATATTATTTATCAGAAAACGTGGAAATTAAACCTAGAATCACAGTCAATATTCCTGATCAAGGTGGAATTATAAGTCATAGCGATATATGGTTCGGAATGCAAAATCAACACGAACAGTTGTTTGGTGATATGGACTTGTTCCAATATTATAACGGAGTGATCAGAACAGACGACGGACTAGGAAATGCCTACTTTAAATTACAGTTAGCAGAAGCCGGTGGCATGAGATATTACGAATCACAAGTAACATTCCAATATTACAAAACCATAGAACAAACATCACAATTAAGACGTACGGTAACGGTTGGCGATGGCGGAAACAATATGGACGACGCGATGTGGGCGCTTCAAAATCAACACTACTCGGATTTCATGCATATGGCAGACTCTGCAGCGGCAGGACTAGTCTTAAGAGCAGATGACGGTTTTGGATACACATACTATAAACTACAACTTGTACAAGCAATAGATAACTTTTTATACTACACATCAAATATACAAAGACGCTATTATAAATCAGCAGAACTTTTAGCCGGGAACAGGCTGACAGTAACGGTCCCAGAATTACCAACATCATACGATGTCATGCAAGCGTTCAAAGTTCAGTACCCGCAAGAATATGAAGAAATAGACTTGTTCCAATCGCTAGGCGGTATGGTACGATCAGACGACGGACTAGGAAATATATATTGGAAGTTATCCGAAATCATCCAAATGTATGCAAAGGTGGTAGAATCATCAACGCAGAAACCAATCGTAGAGTTTAAATTCTTTGACGATATGGAACAACAGATAGCATACGACGCACCAAACGAGAAGTCCGACTCTGCAGTAGCATACTTTGAAGACTACGTGAATGCGATAGAAATCAACGCAGAGAATATCATCGGGGACGACAACGCAATCAAAGTAGAACCATACAAAGGTGGCTGGGCAACACTACGAGCAATCGAAGATGGAATCGCACAGATAACTACAGGCAACCTGGGCTTCCACACCATGCTGAAGCAGGAAAAGATCCGAAAACTACTCATCAAAGGAATTGCAGTAAACACAGCATCACATTCATTTCCAGCAAGCACAGTGTGGGACATCACAGACAGAGTCCTGGAGAAATCATATTGGGACACATTGATTAACCAATCAGATTACACCTTCATAGGAAGATCGTCATTCAACAAGAACAACACACTATACTACGCCCAGGGACAAAATAAGATATTTAACATGTCATTCACAGGGACCTTCGAGCCACAACTTATAGGACAACCGCAAGTGATCAGAGCATTGTACGAAGCGGTATTTGCTAAAGCCACACTGCAGACGAATGAAAACGTTACAACAACAGATCCAGGAACCACTGCAGCAGACGATCAGATTAACATATACATTGAATACAAGCAGTACTCGCAATCAAGAACCACGATATACAAAGAAGATCAATCAGGCTTCCAGACACAATCAATGAAGTTCTACAACGAAACAGCACGCCTGAATGAACCGAAAGCACTCGGAAATCACGCCCAGAACATTGTAAACAGAATGGGTGGCACTAACTACTCGAAGACGGGAATCGCAGACAACATAGGGGAAATACCGAAGATAGGACAACCGAACCTGAAGGGCCAAGTGCTAGTCGTAAGAAACGTATCCGTGAAATCAGATCACGTGCTATACACATTAAACTATGTCCAGGACTACGCAGCGGTATCAAACTACGTCGGAGTGCCAAGCGCGTTACGACAATTCGAAATACCAATGGACGACATGGTACTAAGAATTGACAAGTACACGGAGAAGATTATCTTCACAGACTTACCGGAGTACAGCGACGACACCATATTCAATGACGTGAAACGATTCCTTAACGTTCTAAAGAACCAGAAGACACCGTCGGCACCAACATACGCCTTCGTATCATTCGAACTTAAGAACGGAACCCTGAAGCAAGTCACAGTACCAATCGATGTCATTGCAATGGGGAAAACACTATCAATCAACCTACGGATGAAGGATAACTTCTCTGCAGGGATCAAGAAATACACAACAACAATCAATGGAGTCGTGCAGCGCTGGCAAGAAGATGTCCAATACACAGACATATACGGACGAGTAGAACAACTCACAGTATCGACACATTCAGCCGGAATCGCACCAACCACAGCAAGAATGAATGCATACCCGCTAGCAATAGGAAACCAGGGCGTGACAGAAATTAGCCGGGTATCGTACGAGATTAAAAAGGACGCTAGAGAAATCATGGCAATGGCCCAGGAAGTAACGTTCTTATCAGAAACAAAAGATGTGATCATATATTCAGGCATGGCAAGGTTCAACCCGCTAGCACTCCAGGACACAGCAGAGTACAACATCAAAGCAGCGGTGCTCAATTATAAACCAGGGAAGAACTCAACCATAGTGGACCTATCCAGAATTACTGAAGCAACGATAACCACCACAGTGACCGACACAGAGTTGCAGATCATATCAAATCTAGCAGGACAAGGTATCGTGTATTACGAAGAAACAAGCCTAGAACTCATCATGGTGGTATTTACTGAAGGGACGACTATAACCAAGCCGTACAAGGTAAGAAGATGAAAAAACTATCACTTTTAACAATTTTCATGTTATTATTATTAATAATGACAGCCTGCATTTATACGCAACCCGAAGGTTACGCGGAATTATATTTCTACAGTACTGATGACGGTTGGATCGCCTATGTAAAACCAGACGGTCCAATCGCCCAGGACTTCTCCTATACCAGGAGCGAAGAAAAGATATACGTCTACTACATCAAAGACGAGATAAATATGGTGTTCAAATTGGCAGCGAAACACAAACTGCAGGTGTATATAAGAGAAGGAAACATATGGTATGTGAAAGCAACCGACATCCAATACTTAAAATTAGGAGATGAAAAAGAATGAAGAAAAACGCATTGCAATTCATCATCGACGGAAATGGAAATTACCTAGACAGCAACGGATCATTAAGAGCGCTAACGAACTACGTCGGCATGCTGCAGGTCATAACACCACTGCCACTAGATGACGCGGTAGGAGTGAACTTTCTCGTGTACGATAGCACGACAGAAGACCTATCGCAGTATGTCATACCAACGGCATACAAAGGACGCGACGTCATAGAAGAAACAGACGTCCTATATCAAACTGCATATGATTGGAACGTATTCGAAGTAGAGATATTCGAAAAAGCGCTCGCCTACATTTCAAAGCACCACCAGGGGAGAGTCGGAATCAGTTTTGCATTTCATGAAATCGTACCTTCAGCAAGGGCAATCACGTACAAAGGTTTATTCGGAGCAGACATAGCACTGCCAACAACCGGACAAACCATTGGCGATTATTACGCATGCGCAGATTACAACTACGGCGTCCAGGGCTTCATATTTGGCAAAGGACAGTTTATCTATTGGAACGGAACAAAGTGGTTAAAAGACCGCATGAAACTTGTCCTAACAACACCAACCCTAGACATTCCGGTAGATCCAACATTGTCAGTCGAGTATAAACTCACAGACGACGAGATCAACTACCTAGCAAGCATAGGCGCAGACGTCGCAAATCTAGGAATCAGAATGAATGCTGCAGAAGCGGACATAGACGAACTCCAAGCAGATGTGATCGCCGTCGAAGCAGACACTGCAGGTATCAAGAACGGAACCATCATCGTAGGGAAAGCAACCGGAGATAAGAACGGGAACGATATCTTCGTAACATACGAAACAAAGGCAGACGCAACGACTCACAAGGCCAGAACGTCAGCACTTGAATCAACGATCCCGGCAACCTACGAAACGAAGGCAGACGCGACAGCGCATAAAACAAACACCAACAACCCACACCAGGTCACGAAGGCCCAAGTAGGACTAGGCGATGTAGACAACACGACTGACATGGGAAAACCGGTGTCAAACCTTCAAGCAGCAGCAATTGCGGCTGCCGTATCAAACCACAACTCAAGCGATTCGGCACACGAAGATATTAGAAACATGATAGCGGCGCTTGTTGGTGCTTATGTATATCGTGGTACGATTAATATTAGTGAACCTTCTGACGCACAATTAAATGCTAGAATAGTTGAATTATTAGATAGAAACCCTGTCATTGGGGATGTGTTAGTTGATACCGATAAAAACGAATGGTACTTCAATGGCACTGATTGGAATAACTACGGTCAATTTATCATTGGACTAGCTAGCGCAACATCAGACGGATTGATGACAAAAGAGTTCTTTACAAAACTTGATGATTTATATAATCGAACTGATTTAGATTTAGTGCTAGCAACAAAGGTTGATAAAGTTACAGGTAAAAGTCTCATTGATGATTTACTCATCACAAAAATATCCGAATTATATTCGAAAGCACAACTAGACGCGATACTAGCAAACATTTACACCAAGTCAGAAGTTGACGCTATCTTTGACCAATTAAAAGCAATCTACGGTTGGAAGGACTCTGATTTAGGAACGATAAACGCCGGTGGTACGATTGCGGTTGCAACGGTGGATCAATACGATTTCATTGTAGTTCAAATTAAAACCGGTACTGAAATCACAAGTAAGATATTCAAGCCAGAAGAAATATCGACCGGAGAAAGTATTACAGAAATCATTAACACCACACCGACGGTAACGAGCATTATAGCAAAAGGTGCTACAAACTACACGTTCACGATATCTACAGGCACAGCAACAGCACACTTCATGGGCGTTAAAATGGATTATGGCCTATTAAACGAAGTCAGACAAGTTGGCACAACCCAAATGTCATTTGTTAATGGTAAGTTAACATCAGTAGTTAGTGACAACGTTAGCACATACCTAGCATACGATCAAAACGGTAACATCCAAAAGATAACCGAAACATATGCGGACGGTAAAACATATGAAACAACCTATACAAAAGACGTCGAAGGACGTATAAAAACTATGACGAAAGCAGAGGTATAAAAAATGGGAGTCAATTTAACACATGTATTAAATGATGTTATATACATCAAAAACGTGGATAACGACCCTAATGTATCAAACTACATTAAACGAATAACCGAGTATGGTGTTCGTGAAGTTGTCGGACAATCTGCAAGTGAACTCGAAAGAGTCACAAGACTCAATGGAGTCAAAACGGTGGGCGCTGCTACAGGATTAGTTGCAAACGTAGCTATCGACGGCGCATTAGCAGAGAACTCATTCGATTTTATTCCGATTTTCCAAAGAACAAGAGAATCAATCATTGCAACAGATTTAAGTGCCAATGATGTCTCAAACATCTTTGTCAAAGTGCGGAAGTATTACATCAAAGAAGAATGGGTTAAAGAAGGTGGCGTAGATTATCACTACCTATGGATGTGTGAAACAAAACTAGATGAAGGATATCGTCTACCACTTCCATTTAAAAAGCCAGACGGTAGCGAACGCGACTATACATACATGGGTGCTTATGAAGCATTTTTAGACGGTAATAACAAATTACGTTCACTCACAGGTCAAATCCCTAAAGTTAGTTATTCGAGAAACAGTTTCAGAACTGCAGCAAGAGCATTAGACGGATTAGGCGTAAACTCTAAGTATCAAATTACTGACTTAGCAGAATATGTAGATTTAGTTCAAATCCCGTTCATGATCGAGTTCGCGACAAAACATTCTCAAGGTATATTCTTAGGTGCAACGTCAATGGCATACAGTGATTCACATACATCCATTGCAGACGGTACAGGTGTTAACGCTATTGTAGTATCAAATGCAACAGGCGCTAACTTTGTATTAGGTCAAACAGTATCTATCGGCACATCGAACAGTAATGACTCTATTGCAAAAGATAGAATTGTTACACAAATTCAAGTTGATACACCTAACGCAGGAGAAACAACAATCACGTTTGACGGTGCAGCAGTTAACATTGCAATCGGTAATGTCGTGGCTTCCAGAGCATGGAAAACAGGCATGACTGACAGTGTTAAAGTAAGCGGTTCACACGCATTAAACGACGGTAAACATTCAATCGTATGGCGCGGTTTAGAAAATCCATTCGGTAACATCTTGAAGAATGTAGACGGTGTTAAGATTTCGAATTGGCGCGGATACGTCACAGAGAATCCAAAAGACTATAACGACACAGCGTCCGTTGCTGGTGTATATGCAGAGCCTTACTTACCACTTGGATATCTTAATGCTAACACAAACAACTATGCGCAAGACTTAGGATATGACGCAAATTATCCATATGCGAAGTTCCCAATCAGTGTTCAAGCGAGCAGCGGTTTATTCTTTAGAGATTATTATTACCAAAACTCTGGAGATAGAACGGTATTCGTCGGCGGTTATTGGTATTACAGTTCTTTTGCTGGTCTGTTCTGTTGGGGTCTGGACGGCGTTCTCGGTCTTACGTACTTCGCTTTTGGTGCTCGGCTTTCGTATCGCCCTTAAGGGGGTTTCAATGGGGGTCTTCCCCCAATGAGAATATAAGGTTTTAAGGGGTTGTGCGGTGCAGTTTTCGTGTGTTCGTTTGAGTTCGTCGGCGGTAATTGGAATAACAGTTCTAATGCTGGTCTGTTCTATTGGAATCTGAACAACGATCTCGGTAATACGAACTTCAATATTGGTGCTCGGCTTTCTATGGTCAAGCACTGCACAATCCTTACCACTTGGTAAAAAATGGCTATTAAGGGAATAGTTTAGTAGGGTACTCGAAACACTATTATTGCCACAGAAAGGTTACTTATGAAAAGAGTAGGAAACATCTATCACAAAATATACGAAAAAGATAACAT